TGTGAACTTTCTGTTCGTGGTTTGGAGGAATTAATTGACTATCAAAAGTATCCTGTAATTGCTGCAGAAGTCGCTACAAAGGCACGTCGTTCTCTTGGTGTAGGTTTTATTGGTCTGGCTCATTATCTTGCAAAATTGGGATTCAAATATGACTCTCAAGAGGCATGGGATGCGGTTCATGGGCTTTCAGAATCCTTTCAGTATTATCTTTTGAAGGCATCTAATCAAATTGCTAAAGAGAAAGGGCATTGTGAATATTTTGGACGCACCAAGTATTCTGATGGTATTCTTCCTATTGATACCTATAAGAGAGATGTTGATGAGATTTGTGCTGTGCCTCTTCAGCACGATTGGGATGCACTTCGAGCATCTATCCTAGAACATGGACTTAGGCACTCCACCCTGTCGGCACAGATGCCCTCAGAGAGCAGTTCTGTCGTCTCTAACGCAACCAATGGCATCGAACCACCCAGAGGGTTCCTTTCAATTAAAAAGTCCAAGAAAGGACCTCTGAAGCAAATCGTTCCTCAGTATCAAACTCTTAAGAATAATTACACTTTATTATGGGATATGAAGAGTAATGATGGGTATATTAAAGTTGTTGCAATGATGCAGAAGTTCTTTGATCAGGCAATTTCTGGTAACTGGAGTTACAATCCAGAGAACTATCCTGACAATGAAGTTCCAGTTTCAATTATGGCAAATGACTTCTTGACTACATACAAGTACGGGTGGAAAACTTCTTATTATCAGAATACCTATGATATTAAAACTGATGAAGTGGAAGAAGAAAAGAAACCCATTTTAACTGAGTTACTCAATGAGTTAAGTAAAGTAGATGAAGGAGAATGTGAGTCCTGTGCAGTTTAAAATTTCTTCCGCAGAGGAGCATCAGATGCAAGTCAAGGGAATGACGGTCTTTAATACTGAAGAAGTTGACACTAAAAAACAACCCATGTTTTTTGGAAAACCTTTGGGGGTTCAGAGATACGATTCCTACAAATATCCTATATTTGAAAAACTTACTACTCAACAACTTGGATATTTTTGGAGACCCGAAGAGGTGTCTCTACAAAAAGATAGGGGTGATTATCAAACTTTAAGAAGTGAGCAAAAGCACATTTATACTTCAAATTTGAAGTATCAAATTATGCTAGATAGTGTTCAAGGAAGGGGCCCAGGATTGGCATTTTTGCCATACTGTTCTCTTCCAGAATTGGAAGCATGTATGACAGTATGGGAGTTTATGGAGATGATCCATAGTCGCTCTTATACCTACATTATTAAAAACATTTATTCAGACCCTTCTGAAGTGTTTGATACAATTATTGGCGATGAGCGCATTCTAGAACGTGCTAAGAGTGTTACAGAATCATATAATGATTTTATACAATCAGCTCAAGAATATGGATCATCCAATGCCTGGGTGCATCAACTTGAAGGAGTTCCCTTAGCCAAAGATACACTTAACGATGTTAAAAGAAAACTCTATAGAGCAATTGCAAATGTTAACATTCTTGAAGGTATTCGGTTTTACGTTAGCTTTGCTTGCAGTTTCGCCTTTGGCGAACTTAAGCTTATGGAAGGATCAGCTAAAATTATTAGTCTCATCGCACGAGACGAAAATCAACATCTAGCACTTACTCAGAATATTCTGAATAAGTGGAGAGAAGGTGATGATCCTGAAATGCAGCAAATTGCAAAGGAAGAAGAAGAGTGGACTTATGCAATGTTTGATCGTGCTGTGAACGAAGAAAAGAAATGGGCAGACTATCTGTTCAAAGACGGTAGCATGATTGGATTAAACGATAAACTTCTTCAGCAATACGTTGAATGGATTGCAAATCGTAGATTGAAAGCAATTGGACTCAAACCAAAATACGATATTTCCGCAAATAACAACCCCCTTCCTTGGACACAGCACTGGATTTCCTCCAAAGGTCTCCAGGTGGCTCCTCAGGAAACCGAAGTAGAAAGTTATGTAGTTGGTGGAATCAAACAAGATGTGAAAAAAGACACATTCAGTGGGTTCAAACTCTGAATCCGTTATAGATAGGGAAGAGAAATCTTCCCTATTTTTTTTTATGATCGACATCACAGATATTTACGCTTTAAAGGCAAAAATTTATAAACTTAAACATAAGGTTAACGAAGAAATTGTTTTTTCAAATGATAAATTAGTAGTCAATAAATATCTGAATAAAGTGTTAGATTATATTGATGAGTTACGATAATCCTTGGACTTATGAAGGAAAAATTTTTGACTCGGATCAAATTCAAGATTATTACGGGTTTGTATATCATATACGAAATAATCATAATCATCGGTGTTATATTGGTAGAAAGTACCTATGGCAATTTAGAACGCCGAAAGGAAAGAGTAGAAAAGTAAAATCAGAATCAGATTGGAAAAATTATTATGGATCTTGTCCGGAACTTAAAGAAGATATTGAAAAATATGGCAGAGAAAATTTTAGTAGAACTATCCTGTCATTACATAAAACAAAGGGCAAAACAAACTTTGAGGAGACACGACAACTCTTTATTAATGATGTTTTGACAGAATCTTTGGAAGATGGAGTACCAAAATTTTATAATTCAAATATTTTGAGTAGATATTTTAGAAAGGATTACTTTTATAAGGATACAAATGTAGAGAGTATTATTAGATGAACCTTTTAAAATGGATTAAAAACATCCTAAAGCACTTGACGGAAGAACCAAGTGCTCCTATAGTAATAGAGGCAACTCCCAAAAAGATTATTATGGCAACAAAGATTGAACCAGTAGTTCAGGTACGTGATTGGGCAATTGAAAGAATTCAATCTGCGGAAAATTATGAGATTGCCGTTGCGATTTCAGAAGAATTTTTAGAGTGGTTGGAACCGGATGATACCGAAGAATTGGAGTATTTTTCTTTGGAAATGGTGGAAGATTATGGGGATCAAGAAATTGACGTAAAATGAGGATTCCTTGACAAATCCTAAATAATCACTTATAATGTTTAAGCAATCGTTAAAAGATTGCTTTTTTAGTATGAGATTTTGAGTGCGATTAGAGCCGTGGAAGATGCCCTTCGAGAGTTGGGTATACCCCTCTTCTATACGGATGTAGAGTTCTATTTTTTTAAATGCGTTTATTCAGTTTACTTCTTGCTTTTGGTTTTATTGGCGTAGCACCCGTAAAGGTAAAAGCAGCATCCCCAGCAAGTTCATGCAGTCTTGCTTCTAACTATGGTGTGGGGGATGGATATAATGGGCAGACAACTGCCAATGGCGAAAGGTTCAATGCATACGGTTATTCGGTAGCACATCGTTGGCTGCCATTTGGAACCAAACTTAGAGTGACAAATCAGGCAAATGGTAAGTCAGTGGTTGTGCGTGTAAATGATAGGGGTCCTTTTGTTGGAGGAAGAGATCTTGACTTGTCCTACGGGGCGTTTGTGGCAATTGCGTCTCCGGGACAAGGAGTTGCTAATGTCTGTTATACTACTGCCTAACAGATAAATATGGGAGGTTCACTACCTCCCTTTTTTTATGGAATTTAATTTTCAATTTGGAAAGAAACCAAAGACTATTTTTAGATATGCAATCATTGGAGTAATATTTACTTCTTTGGTGACCGGAGTATCTCAATGCACTCATATTCCAGAAGAGAAGATTTATGATATAGTGGATCAAGTTCAAAGAAAAATACCTGGAAAACCTTTGAATTATTATATTATCAATGATCCAGTGCTCTTGGATCGTAGAGTGCATCGGGATGTTGACAGAGCAATCGCAGAGTATGAACGCTTGACGGGCGACGATGGGAGTGCTATGATAAGGGGACCGAAGTTGGTTGAGAGACCACCAGACGGTAGCAAAGCACAGGAACTACTTGGTGGTGAAATGCGTCTTTGTGCTCCTTGGGTTGACGACTGCCCTAAGGAGTGATGGGATGGGTCAGTTCCCCTAGAGGCGACGGGATCCGGCTTTTAACCGGTTATACAAACACCGTGGGTTCGAGTCCCACCTGACCCATTGACAATCAAATCCACAACTGGTATGATTGTCTTATGGGCACATAGTTAAATGGACATAACCCGATTCTTCTAAAATTGTGTTCCTGGTTCGATTCCAGGTGTGCCTGCTTGGAGTAGTCGTTATGCACATAGCATAGATAGACGCTCCTCCATTCCCCGATAACTCAATTGGTAGAGTGTCGTGCTGTTAACACGAAAGTTGTTGGATCGTACCCAACTCGGGGAGTCTGCCCCCATAGTTATAGCAGTTAAAATAATCGCCTTGTAAGCGATAGTCGCGGGTGCAAATCCTCGCTGGGGGCTTGACATAATACTCGTTATGTCTTATACTTCAAAGGTGTGAAGGAAGTGCTGAGAGTGATGCCAAAAGTAAGGCACCCCGACAAGGGATACAGTAGAAGGATGCGAAACCTTCCACTCTCACAAACATTAGGTAAGAAAAGTAAAAGGAGAATGGGCACCCCATCGAATGGGCGGCGAACCCTCACCTGCCTATATGCGGCTGTAATTCAGCGGTAGAATGTCTGCCTTCCAAGCAGAACGTCGCTGGTTCGAATCCAGTCAGCCGCTTTATAAATAAATCAAAAAGATAATGGACGATTTATACGAATTACTTCATAAAGCACAGACAAGTCTTTTTTGTTTGTTTCAGAAGACTTGGGTATATCATTGGAATGTTGTGGGTTCAGATTTTTATCAACTTCATACAGTTTTTGGTGAACAATATAATACGATGTTTGAAGAAATTGATAAACTTACTGAACATATGCGTTATCTGCGTATGAAAGCAATTGGACCTATCAGTAGAGTTGTTGAAACTTCACAACTTCCAGAAGCAACAAATTCTCCTACTGCGGAGTCAATGATTAGTCAATTACTCTCTGATAATAAAAAATTGATTGAAATGCTAACCAAAGTATCAGAATCCGCAGATGGACAGAAGTTATATGCAACTTCAAATTTGGTTCAAGAAATTATGGAAACTCACGGTAAATTTGTCTGGATGTTGAGATCATTTTTAAAAGAGTAGAATTATGTTAAAGATAAGATGCAAAGAATGTAATGTTGAGTTGACGGCACACCCAACTCAAACCAGATGTTGTGGATGTTCAAATATGGCAACACTCAAAGCAGATAAAGTTTCTGCTATTGACTTAACCAAGATTGTTATGATAGAATCAAACAAGGAAAATAAAAAATCCAGTGTTCTTACCAATGAAGACATTGCTTGGCAAGAGGCAAGAAGAAATCGTAAAGTAAGACGTTTGGATTTTGAGATTCGTTGAATCTCTATATGGAGAGAGTCCGGTTGGTCGAGGACACCGCCTTGAAAGCGGCTGGGTGTAAAAGCTTCGCAGGTTCGATTCCTGTTCTCTCCGCTTTTCCTAAATAGGATAACCTCTAATTTTTATGGACGACAGAACTCGGGAGAACTGGCAAAAGATTAAGGATACTATGGAGGCATCAGGAAACACCAAAAATATGTTTTACAAAAGAGCTTGTGAAGTAATGAGAACTGGTGTTGATCCTATGGAAAAAATGATGGGTGGTAAAAAATAACCGGGATTAGCGCAGTTTGGTAGCGCATCTGCTTTGGGAGCAGAGGGTCGCAGGTTCGAATCCTGCATCTCGGACTCATAAATACACCTAATTATGCAAATCTACACAGTGCAAGAGTTTCAAGAAGACTTTGATAACCTAATGAATAGAGTTGAAAATGGAGAATCTTTTATGATTACCAGTGAGCATGGTAATGCAGTTATGGTTCCTTACAATACCTATGAAGAAGCGTATGAAAATATACGTTTCTTTGTAGATCACGACGATGCATGTTGATTATTAATGCTCCTTTAGCAATCTGGCGAATGCACCGAACTCATAATTCGGATAAGGTCGGTTCGATCCCGACAAGGAGCATGAGACACTTTCAAAACTGTCTCTCTTGACTTTCAAGGTCATTTCTTCTATAATTAGTAGGTAATCAGTCAAAGCAATGTCTCTCATTTCAAAGTTCAAAAAAGAAGTCAGTACTCTTCGTTCTGCTGCTAACGGTGAAATTTTTCTTGATGTAAAGAATCCGAAACTTTACAAGAAGGTTTTTAGGTATTATCAAAACGAGGGTGTAATATTCTCAGATGATGCTCTAGATAATTATGATATTCTAATTGAATGCCTAGTTCAAGATCTTGAAACCGTTGGAGTGTGATGTCAAAAGTTCTTCTTGAGCGTGAAGGATACCGTTTCGTTGAGAAAGGTATCATTGAATTGAACGGTATGCCAGATTACCGTATGCAAAAACAGGACTATTATACCAAACGTTGGAATGACATTTATCTATTTGATAATTCTATGCAGTGCTCTACTGCAATGGAAGACATTGAGTATGCCAAATGGTTAGATTCTGATGGCGTTCCTTGTTATATGGATCCCAATGATATTCTTGATTGGGATAAATAGTCTTGGGAAGACTCTAAACTCACCCTGGTCGGGAGTGTAAGCCCTTATGTCTAAGACAAGTATACTTCGTTACTTAGGCAATATTCTCCTCATAGTTGGTTATCAAACTATGTTGTGGGGAGATTTCAAATATGGATTACTTGTAAAATGCGTTGGTGGTATTTTAACAATACCATTCGCAGTGAAACTTAAACTCTATGATGTTTTGGTTCTATGTGGATTTTTTACCGTAAACGAGATAGCAAAGTTAGTCCATTTATTTTCTTAGTTTTCTAAAAACTAAGTGGTGGAGTCAAATATGACCCTATTGTTTTATTGCCTTTCTCAAAAGCAAGTATCCCATATAAATAAATATAGTTATATGGGATATATTCTATGCCTACTAGAGAACAAAAGTTAGAAGCAAAAAGAAGATACTATCAAAAAAACAAAAATAAAATCAATCAAGAGTCTAGAGAAATTAACACTAGATTGAGATATGAGAAAAAAAATTTCATTATAGAAAGTCTTGGTTCTAAATGTTGTGAGTGTGGGACTACTGATTGTCTAGAAATAGACCATATTAATCCTGGACTTAAAAAAGATAGAAGATGTCTTTATGTTTGTTCTTGGGATAGAATAAAAAGTGAGATGGATAATCTCCAACTTCTCTGCACTTATTGTCATCATAAAAAATCGCAATTGCAGAGAGATACTGCTTGGTTTTATTTCAAGTCTCTTCCTTTAGAAGAACAAGAAAAATTAATGAATCAGTATGAAAAGGAAGGTTCTACTTTACCTTCTTGGTCCCCACAAGATAAGGGACAATAAAAATTCTTGTTGGTGCGGATGGGGAATTCTTTCTCCGCCTGGTTTCCAATTTCCAGTTAAAGAATTGGTGGCGAGCCTGAAAGACCTAGAAGGAGAGTTGCATAAACTCTCCTTTTTTGGTATAATTTAAAAAAAATATTTGATATGATAGGATTTAATGCATTAGGTCAACTAGGTAGACTTGGAAATCAAATGTTTCAATTTGCTGCTCTCAAAGGCGTTGCAAATAAACACGGATACCAATATTGTATTCCTCCAAGTCAAAATAAAGATGAGTGGAAAGATCATCAGATATTTGTGCCATTTAAGTTAGAGAGTATTTCTCAGTTGAATGTTCAATATATTGATGTTGGTAGACCGACAGTTATGGAGGAAACATTTTCATTTAATGAAAAGTTTTTTAATGAATGTCCTGATTGGGTTTCTATCCAGGGATTTTTCCAATCTGAAAAATATTTCAAGCACATTGAAGATGAGATTAGATCTGATTTTACATTCAAAGATGATATCTTAGAACCTTGTAAAGAAATGATTTCTCAATTGGATGCTTCTCCAATCGCACTTCATATCCGTAGAACTGATTATATTACCAATCCAAATCATACTATAATTGGATTGGATTATTATCAAAAAGCATTGGAAGAATTTGGTGATGAACCAGTTCTTGTATTCTCTGATGATTCAGAATGGTGCAATCAACAAGAACTTTTTTTCGATGATAGATTTTTGATTGCTGAAGGAAATAGCAATTATGTTGACATGTGCCTGATGACATTGTGCTCTGGTCACATTATTGCCAACTCTTCATTCTCTTGGTGGGGTGCCTGGTTAGCAACAAACAATAGAGTTGTGGCACCTTCTGGATGGTTTAAGGGGTCTGATAATGAACACCTAGATACTAAAGATATTATTCCTGAAACTTGGACGGTTATTTAATGAAAGTTGCAATTTGTTTTATTGGTACTGGTAAGTATTTGAATTTCTTACCAACTTATTATGAAAATATTCGAGAAAATTTTCTTCCGAATAGTGAGAAGACTTTTTTAGTTTTCACAGATGGAGAAGGTGATTTTCCCGAGGATGTTAAAGTATATAAACAAGAACATCTTGAATGGCCTTATGTTACTCTAACAAGGTTTGGAATCATTCAAAATGCAAAAGATGAAATTGTAAAGAATGATTGGTTTGTTTTTATTGATGCAGATGCACTAGTCGTTGATACAGTTACCGAAGAAGAATTTTTTGATGATACAAAATCATTCTTTGGCGTTCATCATCCCTGCCACTTTCTTAAAATGCCTCCACATACAGAATACCCAGGAGCATTTGAAACCAATCCACTATCCCTTTCACACATAACCGAGGCAGATGATTCGTCTGTTTATTATCAGGGATGTTTGTGGGGAGGAAAAGTTCCTAATGTTCTTGAAATGATTGAAGAACTTGACGATAGAGTGAATAAAGATCTTGAGAATAATGTGATTGCAATCTGGCACGATGAAAGTCATATTAACAAATTCTTTATTGAAGAAAAAGAACGTGTGAATATTCTTGGCCCAGAATATGCGTATCCAGAAGTATTTTCTGATCATTGCAAATTTAACCCAAAGATAGTACACTTGGCAAAAGATAATTCAAAATATCATAAATGAAAATAGCAGTTTGTTATCGTGGTTATCTGAGAACCCTATCAAAAACTTTTGAAAATCAAAAAAAATATCTCTTTCAAGAGAACGAAATAGATTTCTTTTGCCACACTTGGAATTCTTATCCTGAAGAAATTCAATATGTAAGAGACATCATAAAACCAAAAAGATTATTGATTGATGAAATAAAAAAATTTGAAATTAATCCATACAACACTATGGAAATAACCAATAATATTATTGACATAAGTTCTGATTATGGAAAACATAAAAGACTTTCTAATGGATACTTACAATCAATTCCGTATAACGTTTTGAGTATGATGTATTCATTGAATCAAGTGAATAATCTTTGTAAAGAATACTCGCAATTAAATTCTATTAAATATGATGCAATTATCATATTAAGACCAGATATTTACTTTTATGATAAATTGGAGTATAATGAAGTTGATTTGCAAAAAATTAATATATCTTGGTATGAAAATATTGGCGATCATTTAAATAATCACCATGCAATTATTGATCATATTGCTATTTCTAACGTAGAAAACATTAATAATTATTGTGATTGTTTTCTTTATATACCATCTTATTATTATAACCAATCAATTCCATTCGTTCCAGAAACTTTACTTGGATATCATGTTAAATTTAATTGTATTGAAATAAATATGGTAAAAACAAGACATAAAGTTATTAGAATTGAAAATTACAACCATTACGATAATTTAGATAAATGAATTTAAAAGACCTAGAACTTGTTGCGGCTCTTGATCAAAATTTTTATGATAGTTTTAATACTTTCATGATTAGTTCTGATTTAAAAGTTTTTGGAAAACTTCTTGCCAGAACTCAACTTTTTGAAAGTGTAAAGGATATTCCTGGAGACATTGTAGAATGTGGAGTTTTTAGAGGAACTGGACTCTTTACATTTTTAAAACTTAAAAGGTATTTTTGTCCTAACACATATAAAAAAGTTATTGGATTTGACTTTTTTAATTCAGAAGAATTAACTTCTACACTATCAAATCAAGATAAGGAAGCAATGACTACTTTGTTTAAAGGTAGAAACTTTGAACATGGTATTTCTTTTAAAGATGAACTGGATTTTTCTATTAGAAAGTCTGGTTTTTCTGATCATGAATATGAATTAATATCTGGTGACGTTTCAAAAAGTGTAGTAGAATTTGTGGAAACTAGACCTGGGGCAAGAATTTCTTTACTTTATTTGGATCTTGATCTAGATGTCCCTACTTATGATGCTCT